ATCTCTCAGCCAACTTATGCAATCTTCACAGGCGCTGCTCGACGTTTCCGGTGACGTCGGCCAAGACTGGCCTACGATCACCGTCATCGAGCATCCTGATGGATCAATTGAATTCGTTGATGAGAAAATTGTGTTCAAACCTTTTGAGCACTTCGCCGGGGAAGACCATCGTGTCCTCGGACACGGGTAGATCTAAACGATCTACTTCCCGACCAAAGTCTTTGATCGGGATTTTGGTTGTTGTCATTATCCTTTTGGGAAAGGATCAACCGTGCCTGCTTTCCCTAGTCAAGGCTATCTTGGAGATCCTACAAGCTATAAAAGCTATGTAGGGCTCACCTCGATGGCCTATGGGAAAATCACTGTGTCTATGGCTGCTGGGTATTTTCGTTATACTCAGATTACTCATAACTCAGTGAAACGAACTAAACTCTCCCCACCTGTATTACCTGAGTATTTCGAGATTTCACGAGGCTTTAACCAGCTTTGTGGCTCGCAGTACTACGGGTATCTGGGTGGTGACCCTTATTACTCAATCGGATGGAGTCGAACTCCTGAGATTGCGTACGGGTCCATCTTTGAGGGCAACTTCAACAAGACTGATGGTACAATCCAACAGCTTGATGTCAACGCTCTCAGGGGGAAGGTTTTGGCTCGACTTCTAGACCAGCTTCGCGGCGAACATGGTGATCTCGCCGTTGACGTCCTAGAAGGGAAGCAGACTATCAAGATGCTTCGCGATCTCACTAACGTGAGGAAGCAGATTGATAACTTTCGCAAATCGGTATTTAGCGGATCCAAGCGCAAGCAAAAATCCTTTAAATACGTACGAGATCAGTGGATGCAATATCGCTATGGCATCCGCCCTCTCATATCGTCCATCTATGACACGATGGACGCGATTCAGAAGCAGCACAGTGTGCGGAAGGTTGTTCTCACGAACAGCACTCACCGTACCGTCAGGCGGATTCAGATAACTGGATCTGGGTCACATGGTGACCCTACAGCTATGAGTATCCTTGAGACTACTTATAGATATAGAATGACGGCCGCCTTCCAATTGAAGACCGGTAATTGGTTGTCTGACTTCACATCGTTGAACCCAGCAGGATGGATCTGGGAGACTATCCCTCTTTCATTCGTTGCTGATTGGTTCGTCAACGTGGGTCGAACTATCGAAAACTGGGAGAACTGGTTTCAGTTCCGGGACGCTTTCAGTCATGGTTATGAAACCGTGACTAAGCTTGAGAAACGGACTTTCAAATACGGCGGGATGAGCACTTATCCAGTTAGCTACTGGCCGAGCACTCCACCGCAGCCTAAGGATGGTGACACCCTTAGGAGACGTTTTGGCGGTTCCACTTTCGAGTATCGGTATAAAAACCGTACTGTCCTCTCTTCTCTCCCAACGCCTTCCGGTCCACGCGTTAAAGTGAACCTCAATGCGGCAAAAGTCGTTGACCTTTGTGCGATCATTTCACAAAAGTTGCGCTTTTGACCTTTAACCTGGAGCTATAAATGCCCCAAGCTGCTGCTATCACTATCAATGATGGCGCTGCGACACCTGTCGCGCACACCTTCACACCCATGGGCAAAGACGGAAACGGAGTCCTCTGGTTTATCCAGACGGCCCCTGTTCCCCTGAATCGTCTCGGAGCGAAACGTATTGGTTATAAGCCAAATACGGACCCTTCCTTGAAGAATCAGCTCACGGCAGTGTCTAAGACCCAGTACTCCTTGGTCTACCCACTGCTCGAGGTCTTGGGAACCAGTGCCTCTGGCCTGACTCCCCCAGCCACTGTTGCGTACGCTGTCACCGCTCGTGCATCGTTCGATCGTCCCGATCGCGCGCTCACGCAGGAAGCGAAGGACACTCGTGTCCTTCTGCAAAATTTGCTTGGCCATACCATGGCCGTGGCAAATATTGACAGCAACGAGCCGACTTACTCGTAAGTCGGTCCAGAGAGGGCGTCTCCCGACGCCTTTCTTCCAACAGGAGTTTTGATGTATAAAACATCACTCGTACAGGAGCTACAAGAAGCTCTTGCATTGGCTGTGTCTTCACCCTACGCGCTGTCTTTTAAGGTCGGACAATCAATGCCTGACCCTGGCGCGTATCTGCAACATGATGCCTTTGCACGTGACTACGCTGTTTATACGTATTCGAGGAAGCTTAATACTTCTTCGGACGTGGAACGGCTGACGCGTGAAGCTCTCCTTGGTTTTGAGGAAACCGAGGCGTTCGTGGCCTCTACAAACAAAAGACTTAGGAATCAACTCTCCGGGTTTCCCGGGGGCGAACGTCTCCTTTCTGACGTTCGTTCTAAAGTGAGTAAGATCCTAGGGCCTTTCAGGTTTGAAGAGTTCGCGAATAGTTGCGAATGGGGCCCTGGCGCGACGTCTTCTTTGAAGACGATTGACGCCAGGATCGATAAAAAGATCCTCGAAAGAGAGCTTACTGTAACTGCACGTTGTCTGCCTTATGCCAGGGCGTACCTAAAGTACGACACTGGTTGGTTAGCTGCGCGTTGCGGAGTAGCGATCGAAGGGCCCGTAAGCCCTTTGCTTAGCAATTTCCGCGTCGTCCGCGCTAGCCGCCTTACTACGGTCCCAAAGACCTATAAGGAACGTCGCGTCATTGACATACAACCCACCTTCAATCTGTTTCTACAGAAAGGGGTGGGGTCTATGATTAGACGTCGGCTACAACGTGATGGTATCGATCTTGATTCTCAGACAAGAAATCAGATCCTAGCCCAATATGGGCTTAGGCTTAACCTTGCGACAATTGACTTGTCGAAGGCCAGCGATACTATTGCGACTGAGCTTGTCAGACTCTTGCTGCCGTCGGATTGGTTTAAAGTTCTTATGGATCTTCGAACCGACACGACTGACTGTAATGGTCAGCAGCGTTATCTTCAAAAGTTTTCGGCCATGGGTAATGGCTTTACTTTTGAACTCGAATCTTTGATCTTCCACGCTCTGTGCGCGGTCGTTAAAGACTACGAGGGGCTCGCTCAAACTGAGCACGGAGTTTACGGCGACGACATTGTCATCGACCGTAGAGCTGTGAAGTGCCTTTACTCTTGCTTTCGTCTGTTCGGTTTTATACCGAATAAGGATAAAAGCTGGTCGACAACTCTTTTCCGAGAGAGTTGCGGGAAGCACTTCTTCGACGGCTTTGACGTGACTCCCCTTTATCAAAAAGAGGAGATCACTGATGCAGTCGAATTAGCTCGTGCCGCAAACAGGCTGATTCGTTGGAACTTTCGTATCAACGGCTACCTCGATTGCGACTTACTTCTGCCCTATCTGATGTTGCGTGATCTGTTTCACACGCACTTTGATAGAGCATCACCGAATATGAAGTTCGCATTCAAACGCTTTAGATTCAGGCCCTTACAACCGTTTGGGCTTGAAGGGGATTTTGGTCTTATCGACCCTGACCCTTTTCTGCTGCGTTGGAATTCAATGCTTCATTATCCGAGCTTCAGCATTACCCCTGTAAAGGAGCGTGCTGATGACTATGCGTTGTATGCGCTTAGTCTGCGGAGAGGTGTTGTGACTCAGTCTCCTTTCTTAGGCTTCACAAGCCTTAAGGGGTGTCGTATGTTAGTTCAGGCTAAGATGGGGAAGATCCCATCCTGGCTTGACCTCTCTTTCCCTAGTGTAATCTAACACTAGTTTGGTGGCCCTTTGGGCGTAACATGGGAC